GGCTTCGGCCACCGCAGACCGTGCTTACGTGCGAACGCTTCCAGCGTTACACGCGCAAGAGGATTCACGGCAGAGACTCGCGCCAGGATCTGACCAGAGCCAATCACTTGCAACGCCAGCTTGCGTCCAGACGCGCGCGTGATCTCAACTACCTCCAACGCAAGACCGTTCTCCTTGGCATTGATGATCTTAGCTGAGTTGAACGTAACTCTCGGTACCTTTGGCTGCGCTGCTGGTCGCGGCGTATATAGCTTCAGCGACTTGTTGGTGACCCATGTACCGTCTGGCAGTTGGTGGTAGTACTTTCGCACCGCTTTCGGCGGGGCTGGCTTTGCGACCTCCAACTCTGACGGTCGCGATACGCGCCTTTGCGTTGCCTTCTTCCCTACCTTCTTTGTCGTCGTCGCCTTCTTCTTCGTTGTCGCCTTCTTCTTCGTTGTCGCCTTCTTCTTCGTCGCCTTCCTCGTCGTCCTTGCCTTCTTCTTCGTCCTTGCCTTCTTCTTCGTCGTTGCCTTCTTCTTTACCTTCTTCGTCGTCCTTGCCTTGCTAACCTTGAGACCTTCTCGCTTACGAAGATCCTTGACCGAGAAGAGACGTGGCGGTGCCTTGCTGTAATCAACGAAGCGATCGATCTTGACCTTGCCTGCGCGGAACAACGCGGCGCGTTCCTTACCAAGCACATCGTTCTGCATTTCCTTTGACTGTCGCTTGAGCCACTGACCGTACGTGGTCTTCTCTGTTGCAGAACCCTTTGACCCTGGCATCTGCGCCCGCGTACCTGGCGGAGCGTCTCTGAGGTTGATTCCGAGTTCTTTCCACGACTTGACAACTGGCGCAGTCGTCGAACGACAGTTGTAGTGCGCAGGCGGGCGCTCACCGCCTAGCTCGCCGGGGTCAGTCTTCCCGTCAAGGCCAGCGCAGATGATTGTCGTAGACGTGTCGAGCGTCGAGACCCATTGCACGGCCTTCACTACAGTCGACTTCTCGTAGCTGGCCTCGCGGGCCTTTGCAGAGACGGAGGTCGAGATCGTTCGCACGGTCGTGTTGAGCTTGTTCCTCATTCCCTGGAACACGCCGTCCTTGAACCCTGCACGCTTCGTACCTTCGATCGACTCGACGATCTTCTCAATCGAGTCGCCTCGCGCAAGGCCGAGTTGCGTTACCTGCCGGATCGCTGCGCGAGCAGACTGGTTCAGGTCATCGAAGTGCTCTGCGATGATCTTGCCGTGCATCGGATCCTTGCTCACGACTGCCTTGAGGTAACCATGCGTCGGCAATGCGAAGTCAACAGAGATGGGCATAGCAGCACGGATAGACGCGCGTGCGAACTCAGACTCCGTTGCAGCGAGCTTCACCCACTCTGACGTGCCGCGTCGCTTCATGCGTTTATACGCCGCACGAAGAATGCTCCGCTGCGACTTCACCATGCGATCGAGGATGACCGAGCCCCGCTGGCCTTTGAACTGCATGTCTGCTGATAGGCGACGCAGGCGTGCGACTTCCTTCCTTGTCTCTGCGATCAACTCGTCGAGGTCAGCTTGGAACGGTCCCATCAGTCGGCGAACCATCCCCGTCTTGAGTCGCTCCAAGTAAATTTGGTGGCGAACTGCTCGGTCAAGCAACTCGTCGTTCGCAGTGAAGATGCGTGACGGTACGGCGGGCATCAGTCTCGGAGCAGCAGCGTTGCTATCGCGGCGACGACGTGATAGACACTCCGCTTCATTGTTTCGACTCCGTGACCGACTTCACTTGCGCGACGAGTGTCGCCGTCGCGGTGAACAACGCGCGATCGCCAGCGGAGCCGACCGGCTCTGCGGCGATCTTCGCCAGAACCTCGACGCCGAGACGCTCAAGATGAGCGGCGGCTTCCTTCACGCGCGCCGTCGCGTCTTCTTCTGCCGTCAACTCCGCTGGCTGTCCTGCTAGTTCCATCTTGCCTCGCTTACGCGATGTTCCACTGTGTGATGATGCCGCCAGAGATAATGACCGAATGCGTCTGGAATGCGCCATCGGAGAACGAAAAGGTCTTATCGATCCCGGCGGTTCCGTTGTCCGCGAAACCACCGAGGGCGTCAACCTTGCCCGCTGCTGGCGCACTCACGCCAACACCAAAGCCGCCCGCCGATGTCAGTACTGCACGCTGTGTGAAGTTGCTCTGCGCTGTGCTGTTGGCTGTGTAGGTGCCGAACTTGATGGCGTCCGTATCCGTTGCGCGACCGTAGAGCAGCAAACACGGGGCACCGCCGATACCGGACAGTTCCATGCCGAAGGCGTTATCGCTCCACACGGTCATGTTCGCGTTGCGTGATGATCCAGCGGTGGCGAACCCATCGGCGACTTCCAGACTGCCCGGAATGGCAACGCGTCCACTGCCCACAACCTTCGGATCAACTACTAGATCGGTTCCTGAATAATAGATAGCCGCGTCGTCGCCGGTTCCGAGGTAGATCCCTTTCAGATCTGGGAAATGGAGAGCATTCGCGCCCATGTGCATCGTCGTCACGTTGTTGATCCTGAAGTCGATCAGCTTTGTCGATGCGGCGTTCAGATAGGTGGCCCCATCATTCTGCGCCAGCATGGAGTAACTGCCAGCCGTCGCCTTGACGGCCTTGTGACCGAAGTACGCGAAGTTGACGCTGCCGATCCAGGTGCCGATGTGGGCGTCGTTGCAGTCGAAGCCGTTACCTACTGCGGTGCCGTGGTGAGTCATCAGGGCCGAGGTCGTTGCCGACAGAGTCAGTCGTGGGTCTGCCGAGACTCCGGCGACCATCGTCTTGAAAACAAGATCGAAGTCCTCACTCCCCGAACTGACATCCGTGGCAACGCACTCGATCGTAGCTCCCACTTCGTTACCCGCTGTCGTCTCAACCTCGAACTCCATCCCGACTCCGATCCCGTTCGCGGGCGTGCCACTCGACGTTGAGGTTAGGCGGAAGACTTGGGTCACCGTGTCCGTGGCTGCTGAATCTTCCTCTACGTGGAGGGATCGGTCAGGGGTAACGGTGCCGACGCCGAGATCCCCGACGTTGTCGATGTCGAAGCCGCCGAGGTCCATGTCGCCGGTAGCGACAACCGAACCGTCAGCGTGCATGTAGACTGTCGGGTCGAACGCGGCCTCGTGCGCTGCCACGGTTGCGTCAAGCGTGCGGGCCGTTGCCTCGATCGTTCGCAGTTGGTCGTGGACGTTACTCATGATGATGACGCATCACTGTCCGTTACGACCTCCTCATCCTCATCCTCATCCTCATCCTCGTCCTCGTCCTCGTCCTCGTCCTGCGTCGAAAGGAACGCATCCATCGTTGCGTCTGCTTCCTCGTGAACGCGAGTGATGACTTCCACTACGTCTGTCTCATCAGGCAGCACGCCATGCTTCTTGAGCACTTCAAGGAACGTCTCGTGATCGATACCGTGCGGCGACATGCCGCGAACCTTGATGAGCGCTTCAACGATGTCGGTCTTGCTGTCGAGTAGCTTGAAGTCGTTGAACACCTCGACGCGGTAGTCGTCGGGTAGCTCAATGTTGAGCCACAGCGCAGCGGCCTTGATAGTCTGCAACGCAGTAGCGCTCAACTCGCGAACCCACATCTGGATCGGTGCTTCGTTCTTGTCGTCGGATGATCGCTGCGAAGTGGCCGTCGTGTTCGCTGCCTTGCGCATGAACGGTCGCATCCCGAGCAACTCCATCTCCTCACGAATCTCGTCCTTGCTCTTGCGGCCCTCCTGTAACGCAGTGCCCTTTGCTTCAGTGAACTCTAGTTTCGCCTCCGTGTTCGTGAACGTGTTGAATGCGCCGTGGCCTAGACGAATGCCTGCCTCCTGTTCGGCTTTCGTGAGACCTGTCGCTGTGATGAGAATGAGAAGGGCGAACCGCATCGCCATGCGGTAGTCCGAGGCAGACTGCCAGTGTTCGATGTTCTTCCATCCGAGTTCCATCAACGGAGGCGAACCTGTGAGCACGCCTGTGCGATTGAAGTAGGCAGTAAACAACGGGAGACCTGGACCGGGCCACATGTACGGACCGTCTGCGGTCTTCGTGTAGTTGTCCTTGTCATCGTCAACCTCCTGCCACTCTTCCCACGACCCCTGAGTGACGCCATCCTCGGTGAACTCAGACGCGTTGAGTACACGAATGAAGTTCACATGCTTCTCCCCGTAAGGACCGTGCGGTAAGCGGCGAACCTCCTTCCATCGTATCTGCGTGATGACTACTACGCCTCTCTCATCGACACGGTAACGCCAACCGATAAGGTCCTGCGGAGCGATGTGAACAAGGTAAGGACGCACTCGCCCCTCAAGTTCGTCTGCTGCACTGTGAGTACCTTCGGTACGTTGGAAGTCAACAAGAGCGTGCGCGACACCGTAGTTCACGCCCGTGTCGAACATTGTTCGCAGGAACGCCGTCAGCGATGAGCCTGCGAGGTCAGCGTTGGTGAGGACCGAGGCGAGTTGCGGTGGTAGCTCTCCACGCTGCGTTATCTCGCGGGAGAACGGACGGGACACGACCTCTCGCACAGTCTGTGCGTAACCAGGGAAGAGAAACGAGCGAGACTTGCGGCGATCGTAGCGCGTCTCGCCTGTCTCGGGCTGACGAGGGCCGAGATTCTCCTCTGGTTCCTTTGGAAGAAACTCCTCGCCAGCATCGCGCATCGCTCGCGTGCCTCCGAGCAGCGCATCGATGACTCGCCAGTTCGCAGCCATCGCTGCGTAGTCCTGCGTCGGGGTTGCAACGGGCGTCATTTCATTCATAGTGGTATCGTCATGTCGAGAGCGCGGCATGACACGAGAGACAAGAGCCACACGACTCCGAGCGTGATAAGGAACACCGAGACAATCGCCCAGAGCCAGCGTATCACTTCATCCCAGTTGATCCGGTAGACGACCATCTACCTCTTAGCTTTCGCTATCTTCGCAGGGGCTACGACGCTGACTGGCTCGCCGCGCTTCTTGCGCTTGCCGTCACGAGTGATCATCGTCGCTTTGTAGACGCCGTATCCCAGCGTGAGGAATTCGCCGACGTTGTAGATCGCTCCAGACCAGTTGCCAGACATGATGTTGGTCACGAGGCCGCTGGCGAGCTTCTGCGCTTCAGGAGTCAACGCAGCCTCCTGCGTTGCCTTCAGCCATTCGCAGCCGCCGAGAAGTGCTGACATCAGCACTAAGATGATGAGTAGTTGGAGCTTGTAGTTCATGCGGGTCCTCCTGTCGTCAGGTAGTAGACGATGATGCCAGTGATCGCGGAACCAAAGACAGATCCCACGACGGCACTGATGCTGGTGTACTTCACGACTGTCGTCTCGATCGCGCGGACGCGCACTTCGAGATTGTTGGATCGATGCGTCACGGCTAGGTGGTTGGCCCTGTCTGCCTCGTCGTGCTTCTCTGTCCAGCGATCGTGCGACGTCCACTTCGTCTGGTTGCGCCCCTTCTCTTCGGCGCACGCTTGCTCATGCGCCGACAACCTCGCTTCTAGGATCTCTTGCTTCCTTTCGATGTCGGCCATGCTGGTCAGAGTCCTTGGTGTGGCGGTCAAGACGGCGAACGACGAAGATGGTGCTTCAGACATAGGGTACCTGTGCTATCTGAAAACGTGACTCGACCGGATGGTAAGCGGGTCGGCCCTGAGTAACCAGAGCCAACCCTTTGTTGTTCCCTCCCAAGGGACCACTGCCCCGATGCGCTTGCCAGCACGTCGGGCCGACATTCTCCATGACGCTCGCCGCATGAGCAAGTCCCACCTCGCAAGCGACACAACATCAGTAGTAACCCCCTCCGACGACCACCGCAGGCTCAAAGACGCCGAACTCCTGCTCGATGTAGTAACCGATCGCATCGGTGAGGTGAGTGAGGTCCGGGGTGCCCTTCTTGTCGATATCGCCTGCCGACCCTTCGAGAATTCGCACACCCTCAAAGTCCTCTACTGTGCGCGGCGCGTTCTTGGGGCACACAAGGAGGCGAGCAATGCGATCCACGTTCATCGCTCGCGTGTTCACGGCGTTCAACCGCGAGCGCACAGGTGGGTTGTGGCGGGCAACGTGCAACTCGAAGCGCGAGCCGAACGCAGGGCAGAGGTACTGCTGGATCAGATCCCAGTCGTTGCCGTAGACCTGTGACGTGCCTCGCGCACCTCCAGACGCATCGCCGTAGGCGAGCACGCGGCCTTTGTGGTGGCCCCAGTCTTGCAGGAGCTTTCTACAGACTCTCGTCGTGTCGCTGTTCTGCGGGATGTGAACCTCACCGATGACCGCAGTCACCTGTTCGCCGACGTGGATGTTCGCGCCAAGGTACTGCTGCTCTTGAACTACCACGCATACGCCAGGAGCGACGTTGAAGTCGAAACAGAAGATAAGAGGAAGGCGCGGATCGTATTCAAGCGCCACGCTTGCGTGGAGGTCTGTTTGAAAGTCGTAGTAGGCACGACCGGCAAAGTCGGCGAACTCGCCTTCCCACTCCTGGCGGTACGAACGCGGGTCCATGTCGTTGCGTGCTGCTGCGAGGATCGCCGGGTCGATGATTCCTTCCGCAGACCAGCGATGACCTGACCAGTCAGACTGCGACGGGTCAAGCGCACGCTTCCACAACTTCCAGTAGTGGTTGCGTCCTTCGGGCACGCCAATCAGCCATGCCCACCCCGGCGGCCGACCCGGCGTGCCGAGCATCGGGTAGATGTGCTCGGTCCATACGCTCGGCTTCATGTTCGCATACTCGTCAAGGATCGCGCCGTCGAGCGAGTCGCCCTCGTAGCGTTCTGGGACGTCCATGCCCACGACCCAGATGATCGCCTCGTTCCACAACGTGATGCTACGCTCGCTCTCGCTGATCGCATTGCGCTTCGACGAGAGCGCGATCTTCGGGATTAGCCGCTTGAGGTCATTCCAATACAGCCGCTTGGCCTGTGCGTGGGTCGGTGCAGCGCAGAGGAAGTGTGCGCCTTCGCC